ACCAGCGATCTGCCGGAGCCGCCCCGCGAGGGCCCGGACCAAGCACCGGACGGCGCGTTGACCGCCGCCGGCGCGTGGGCGCTCGTCAGCAAGCGGGTGTTCTGATGGCCGACCGGGCGCCGACGCTCAACCTCGGTGCGCTGAGCGGTGTGTGGGCGTCGGTGTACGCGCTGCGGGACCGCCTGGATGCTGCGGCCGACCGGGAGGTCATCGCTGCGTGGCGGTCCGTCGTGGAGGGCCTGGACCTCACCGACGTCATCGCGACCGTCGAGCAGAGCGCCCCGGCAGCGGGCGGGGATCCGGCGGCGGCCGCGCTGCGGCGTCGGCATCTGCAGCAGGTCACGGCCGCTGCGGTCCTGGCCCGGCTGACGACGCTGACCCGTGCGCCCGGGTGGCCCGTGCTGATTGCCGCGCTCGTTGCGGCGCTCCGCCGGGCCCGGGCCGCCGGGCAGCGCGCCGGCCACGCCGTAGGCGACGGCGACGGTGACGGGCTCGACGACGACGGCCAGGACGACGCTGACGGTGACGACGCGCAGGACCAGGTGTCGGCCTACGACATCGCCGCCGCCGCGCTCCGGGCCCTGGCCGCCACCGTCGCCCGGCAGCTGCTCGCGAGCGTGGCCAGCGGGAGCTCCACCAGCACGCTGGCCGCCCTGGTCGCTACCGCGCTGAGCGACGGACTCGCGTGGACGCTGACCGTCGCCACCGCGCTCGGCCTCGCCTTCACCTCCGGCATGAACGCGGCCTATGCCGCCCGTGGCGTGCTGCAGGTCGACTTCGTCACCGCTGGCGACTCCAGCGTGTGCGCGACCTGCGCGGACGCCGAGGACGCGAACCCCTACCCCGCAGCGAGTGTGCTGGTCCCGCCGCTGCATCCCAACTGCCGCTGCTCGATCGAGCCAGCCGGATCGGAGGACTGATGGCCCGTCGGATCGCCACCGTCCGAGGCATCGCCCTGGCGCCGGGCGTGAGCAAGAACGGCCGCCTCTACACCCCGGAGAACATCGGCAAGGCGTTCGAGCGCGCGAGTACCCGCCTCGCTGATCCCAAGGCGCGCCCACTGACGATGTTCACGCACCACGACGGCGCGGGCAACCCAACCCACCTCGTGGGCCGAATTGCCCAGCTCACCAAGGACCGATCCAGCACGGTGCGCTTCCGGTCCGACATCGCAGACACAGAGCACGGACGCGACATCGCCAACCTGACTGCTACTGAGGATGACCAACCGGCTTTCCTCGATGGCGTCAGCATCCGAGGCCGTTGGATCGGGCCGGTGCGTCGGGTGCGGATGCCGGACGGGTCCATGGTGGAGACCGCTGACGACCTGGAGATCCTCGGTCTGGACTACACCGACCGGCCCGGCGTGGACGACGCCCGGATCGAGTCCAGCACCCCGGTAGGCCCCGATGACCCGGCCGAGGGCGAGCTCGGCGGCAGCCTGATCTTCGAGTCTGTCGACCGGGTGCTCGTCGAGGCGACGTCCGCGCCCTACGGGGAGGTCCCTTATGCCGACCCCGGCTACCAGAAGGACCGGCAGAAGCGGTACCCGCTCGACACCAAGCGGCACGCCCAGGCGGCGTGGGCCTACATCAACCAGGGCGACAACACGAAGCCGTACACAGCCAGCCAGCTCAAGCGGGTCAAGGGCCGCATCCGGAAGGCACTGAAGGGGTTCGGAGTGACGACATCAGAGGCCGCACCGTCGGTGCCGCTCGCCGAAGACGCGGCGTGGGAGACCGTCACCGAGTGCGTGGGCGACTCCGGTGCTGGGTTCTCCATCCAGGCCCGGAACGGCCCGATCAGCGTCAGCATCAGCGCCTACGACGGCATCGAGCCCGCTGAGCTGGAGGTCATCGCGCAGGCCGCGATGGGTGCCGCGTGCCTGGCGCTGAAGGCCATGGACCCGGACATGGATGCCGACATCGACGTCCCCGGCGCGCCGGACGCCGACACCGACAGCTCCATGGAAGCGGCCGGCCAGCGGCCGAACGACGACCAGATGGAGACCGCGCCGGTCCCCGGCGACCGCCTGACCGAGGACCAGCAGCGCGCCCTGGCCGCCGCCCACCTCCCCCCCGGCACCCTCGTCACGCCTGCGGTCCTTGCCGCAGCCCTCGCCCAGACTGCCCCGCCCGCGCCTGCGGCCGGGGCCCGCCCGATCACACAGGAGGTGCCCGCCGTGAGCGAGCCCCAGTCCCCGGCCGTCGCCGAGCAGGCACCTGCCACGCCCGCGCCGGCCATCACCCTGACCGCCGACCAGTTCCAGCAGCTCCTGGCCGGCCGCGCGCCGGTCGCCGAGTCCGCGCCCGCCGCCCCGGCTGCGCCGATCGTCGAGACCGAGGACCAGCGCGTTGCGCGCCTGGTCGCGGAGGGCATGGCCGCGCAGCGCGGCCAGCTCCTGGACGAGCTCCGCGAGGAGGTCCGCCAGGCCGGCCCAGTCCGGAAGGGGCTGCGCACCCAGACGCCGGGCGGCCGGGCCGTCGCCGAGCAGACCGAGGGCGCCGAACCCACCCCGGAGGACGAGCGCCGGGCCCGTAACGAGGCGCTCCTGAACTGGGTGTCCAACGGCCGCTACAGCCTGGACGACTGACCCACCAGCACCATCCGCACCACACCCGACCGCCACCCGGAGCCGGGTGGTGCCGCACGGCAGGAATGGTCCCCGCCCCGCAGCCAGAGCTGCGGGGCTTCGCATTTCCCCCATTCCCTGCCCTGGAGGCACCTCCATGTCCGCGGAGCTCCGCGAGGCCCTGAACGCTGCTGGCGCTGGCGCGCTTGTCAGCAAGGTCATCGACCCCAACCTGTTCGAACTGCTCCAGCGGTACTCGCCGTTCATCGAGTGCCTGCCGTCGCAGAAGATCAACACGACCACGTACTACTACAACACCCGCTCTGGCGTGGCCAGCGGCGGCGCGGTCACCGACGGCGGGGCCCGGCAGACCTCGACCGGCACCTACTTCCAGAACTCGTTCACGATCAAGAACCTCCAGGTCGTGGGCGCGGTCACCGGCTTCGCCGAGGAGGTCACCGCCGACGTCATCGGTGACCTGCGCGCCCGAGAGATCATGGGCGCGATCAAGGGCCTGCGGTGGGACACCGAGCAGATGCTCGTCGCCGGAAGCGCCGGTGCGACGCAGTACGGTCCGTACCCGCAGTTCGACGGGCTGGCCAGCCTGATCAACAACTTCACCGCCTCTGGCTCCGCGGGACAGAACGCCCTGGACGCCGCCGGGTCCAACATCAGCATCTCCCTGCTGAACCAGCTGATCGACATGGTGGAGAGCTACACGGCGGCGCAGGTCACCAACCCGGACTGGATGCTCAACATGAGCTCGACGTCCGAGGGCGCACTGTCCTCGCTGCTGACGAACCAGCAGCGGTTCGTGAACACCGTCGAGGTGGTCCCGGGCCTGATCGTGCCGTCGTACCGCAACATCCCGATCGTGCGGTCGTCCTACCTGGGCACCAAGAACACCAGCATGGGCACCGTCACCGGAACCCCGGCGACGACCGGCGGCACCCTGGCGGCCGGCACCTACTACTACAAGCTGGCACCGGTTATGTCCCGCCAGGGCGAGGCCGCGGCCTCGGCCGAGGTCACCGTGACGACCACCGGCAGCACCGGGACCGTCACCCTGGCGTTCACGCCGCCGAGCGGTTTCCAGAACTCCAGCCCGCAGCACTACATGCTGTACCGGTCGACCGTGTCCGGGGCCGAGACGCTGCTGGGCGCGGTCGACGCGACGGTCGGTCTCGCGGGCGACCAGATCACGCCGATCCTGACCACCTCGATCGTGGACACCGGCAGCTACCTGGTGCCGCAGAACGGCGTGACGGTCCCGGCGCAGGGCCCGACCACGTACGTCGGCACCAACACGGGGCTCAAGCCGCGCTCGGTCGGCGAGGAGGACATCTACCTGACCTCCCGCGACCGGGACAACGTCCTGCGGCCGTACGTGCGTGACATCCAGCCCAAGGACGTCTACCCGACCACGGCCTCCGCCGACAGCCTGCCGTTCGCGGTCGTGTCGGACACCTGCCTCGCTGTGCGTGGCCCGGAGTGGATCGGGCGGCTCACCCGCGTCGCCCCGACGCTGTAGCAGCTCCTCCCCGGTTGCCCCGCTGACTTGATGGGGCGGCCGGCCCCCTTCGTCCTGCTGGGAGGCAGCGATGTACGTGAAGAAGAAGCGGCCGGGCGGCACGAGCCACGGCTACGTCTGGCCGAAGGCCGGAATGTGGGTCGAGATGAGCCCCGAGCACGCCCACGAGCTGGTCAATATCCAGCCGGACGAGTTCGAGGCCGAGC